TCCTACATCTGCATTTCTTATATAAACTGCCTCAAGAAAAACATCAGTTAATGGTCCTGAAATATCAGATACATTTTCTTGCGCAAATGCAACTTTTGCCAATGAAAATTTATTATTATTAATAATATCAGATTCTTCATCTTGTGTTAAAACTGATGATGTTTCTTTTCCTAAAAACTTTGTTAAACTTAATACACAACGATTAAAATCTGCTTGTGTAGCATTATTAGGATTTTCAATAGTTTTTATTTTAGTATTTTTTAATCCCCAATAAAAAGATGTTTGCACATTTTCACTTGTTAATTTAACATCAGTATCACTAAATACTTGTCCTAAATATTTTTGAAACCATGCATTGCTTGTATTTTGCATTGATCCTTTTGTTACCTTAAATCTATAAGGCATAGGAGGTATCATTGAATAACCTAATTTATTAGAATTATCTGCTGCTGCTGCTGCAAATAATATATTTGCAGCATCTTTTCCTGTTAATAAAGAATTTGCAGCACTAGTGTCAGATGATCTTCCATCTTTGAGTGTTGATGTTGTTTTTAGAGTTGGTATACCTCTAAAACCAAAAGGCAAAGATTCTTCTGGAATTTCACCTCTTAAAACATCATTTGAGACTACGACTCTTATTCTTGTTGATTTATTAGGAAATGTTCCTTCTCTTACAAGACGTTTTTCATCTTCTGAATCTGTATCAAGATTTAAAAATAGTTTTTGATCACCAATAACTCTAGAAATAAAATTTGATGCATTTGGATCAAGTGAAAGATTTGAATATGCTTCATATACAACTGGATTATCATCAGTATCCATCATGTCTCTTAATTGAACACCAAATGTTCCAAATTTATAATTTGTTTCTGTTGATGCTCTTAATCCAACAATTGATATTTTATATTTTCCAGATGCATATGATCCATCATCTAATGACTCAAATCTAAATAAATCATATTCTTTTTCACCAAATGGCTGCGATATAAACATTGTTGTTTTAGGAGCACTATATCTAGATTCAAAATCACCATACGCATCTAAATAACCACCTGCATCTTTTCCTGTTAATACAGCAACATTTTCAGCACTTGTTGATGCAAGCAACTCCTCAACAGGAAAATCTGCATATAAATAATGACCCTTTTCAGTAAAACTAAATGAATCTGTATTTAAAACTTTCGATATATAATCAGCACTACTCTCATCTAATGAAACTGTATATTCAGAAAACTTTGTATTATTATTTTTATTAACTAAAAATAATTTAAATCTACCACTAACAGATGATGAAGCTACATCATTATTAATTACATCTGGATTAGTATCAAAACTTTCATTTGTTGCACCTATTCTTATTAATATATTTGATGCTGTAAATATAACTGCTCTTACTAATTGAATTTTTGTATCATCAGCAGTATCATCTGCTAAATTATTATCACTTGGATCTGAGTCTAGGTTTGTTTTTATTGAATCGTTGTCGTTAAAGTAGCCGTTGACTAGATGTTCTGCGCTATTAAGTTTATGATTTGCTACAATAAAATGAACTGCGCCTTTTGCTCTTTCTGCATCACCAGCAACATCACCAGCAGCAATTCTTGTTGCGTCTAATTTAAAGCCTGAGTATTGGTGTGTTTTTGAAGAAGAGTTTAGTCCTGTGCCGAGGACTCTGCAGAATGAGACAGAGCCTGTTGGGTTATTTGAGAAATATTCAGACACTGCGTAGCCGCTGTACATATTTCTATTTGCATCGCCGAATAATCTAAAAAATTCATCTGTGTTTGAGATATAAGTTGGTACAAAAGCTGGTCCTTTTTGAGCAGTTCCGACAATTCCTGCAGGAGTAACAGTTTTTGAGACTTGTGGTCTACTAATAATTTCGATTTCTCTTTCAAAAAATCCTGGCGACTTAAATGTCTGTTCTGCCATGATATTCTCCTAATAATTTATATATATTTATTTTAGTTCTATATATGATAAATATAAGGTGTTTTATGAAAAAAAACAAATTAAAATATGAGTTATTTATTTTTGTGTGAATCAAAAATTATATTTATATATTTTTCATCGTAAACTGATTCGCCTTTTGCAGTTTGTTTAATCATGACGGGAATATTTTTATTTTGTTTTTCATCGAAAATAAAAGATTTTCTTGATCTGTTTGAAATTGAGTCTCTTTGTGCAACTGAGTCGCTTTTTGTGATATCTGGATTAATATAAGATGTAGATGAGTTTGATGCATCAGATTCGAGTAGATTTTGAATTGATTTAATTGTGTTATCACCTATTTGTTGTGAAAGAGTAAAAGAATTTTCAGTTTTAATATCATTTAATATGTGTGTATTTGTATCGTTTGATTGTATTCCTGACAATGTAGGAAGTGCATCTGTGATATCCTGATTATTTTCATATGGGAATATATCGAAAGATATTTGAGGTGCTGAGATAAAAGATTTAAGTGCAGTTTTGCCGCCCATTATATTGGGTGAAATGATATAGCCAGTTGCGTTTAAATTCATATTAAATTTAATATAACGTTCTGCGTCAGTAAAATCTGAGTAATTTGTATCTTGAGATATTTGTGAATCCATGAAAGCTGAAAAAGTGTAGCCTTTATCAGATTCAACTCTAAATTGTTGACCTGGTATAAGTGTAAATGAGCTCATTATTGATTCAATAAATTTATTTGCTTGTTGTGTAAAAGATGACCATATTGAAATGTCATATTGTGCTGAAAAATATTTTATTGCTGGCATTTCAATTGTTTCAATAATATTCTTTTCAATAGAAGCACCCAGGTTTATCTCTGGATCATTTTCCAAGTTAAGTCCGTCTATGTTATTAAAGTTTTCAAAATTTTTAATCTGGCGATATTCTAGATCTTTCTTTGATAATCTTTTTGTTATTGTGTGTGGAAACATTTGATTATTTGCAATTCCTTTTTGTGGAATAATATCAATTGAAGATCTTGTGATTGAGATAAGTGGCAGTATAAGTGCACCATTTCTATCTACGAGAGGTTTTTTTCTTCTAAGAAGTGCAAATCTTTCACCTGTTGCGAAAACAACGGGTACTCTTCTTATTTCACCGTGAAGTTCAAAAAAAAGTGGAATTTGTTTATCAAATAAGTTAAAAATTGATTTATCTAAATCTTCAACACCGCAAGATGGAATAATATAATCTGCATTATTATTTCCTTCATAACCTGTATTTGAATATCTTTTTGTTGTATCATTTAAATCAAAAATCGTTGACATTTATTCATCTCCATAAAAAGATGAACCTATGCGATTTATACTTTTAACAGAGCCATCAGGAGAGACTTTTTTAGGGCCTGATATTGGTTTTTCAAGCACACCATCTTCAACAAGTTGTCTTTTATCACCTTCAACAAGACCACGTTGTTGAATAAATTCTGTTTGTATAGCATCAGAATCAGAATATTTTTCTTCTGTTGGTCCAATTGGTCTTTTCATTATTTGTAATAATCTTGTTTGTTTACCTATAACTTTTATTGAAACAATTCTTTCAACTTGTCCAAATATAATTTTATCATAAACAGTTGATGTAACTTCAAAGAAAAAAGAACCAAAACTAAAGTAATCACCTTCTTTAAAAACAATTTTACGATCTAATAAATCACGATAATGTAAATAAACATTAATTGTTTTTAAAGTTTCTGTACCAAAATTTGTTGTTCTTGTTTCTGATGGTTGCCATTCAATAAGTGCTTCTATTTCAATAGGAGGATTAAATATCTTTTCAATTGATTCTTCATAAATATTATGAATATTTGATAAATCTTCTCTTATTGTATAATAATAAATTTTTTGTCCTGCAACATCTTTTATTATTTCTTTTGTTATATCTGAAATATAATCTATTTCACGTTGTCCAATAAAAAGTCTAGACATTTTGTTATCCTATTATTATTGCTTTACCATTAGGTATAGGAATTCTTTTTAATATTGTTAACATAGATTCAGATTGTTGTGCATCAGCTTCAAGAATTTTTTGATATGTTAATGATTCAAGAGTTTCTTTTAATGATGTAATTAATTTTTCTTTATCTTCCCTTGCTTGTGATATTAAATCATTACCATTTAACTGCAATTCAGAACCAGGAATAGGAACAGATGAAAATTTTGATCTAATTAATCCAAGCGTTTCTTTACACAATGCCATTGTATATTGTCTAATCCACTGTCTAGACATTGAGTTAATACCTGAATATTTAATTGTTCCGAACGGCATGTTTGATAAGTTTGATACACCAGTAATAGATTCATCTGCATAAGGAATAGATGGTGCATAAGGATCAGAAGGAAAACCAAATTTTATAAATAAATTCATTGGATTATCACTTGTTGGTCTTGGAAATATTCTTAATTTTGATCCTTGCAAAGAATATGAATAATTACTTCTTCTAACTCTATTTGATATATCTAACTGACTTGCTCTTAATAAATCTTCAAAAACAGGCAACACATAAAAAACAGTCTCAGGCGTAAATGATTCAAATGCAAATTGATTATTTAAATAATTTATTGCTGATGTCGTATCAAAAAATCTATATGCTGCTTGTGGTGAAAAATGATAAATTTCTTGCAATTTTATCTTTGTCATCGTTGCAGATGGTAATATCTCATTTTTATATTTTGGATTAAATAACGTTAATTTATCATCATTATCATTTACTCCAAAAGAGTCAAGTGTAATTACATTACCATCTGGTGCAGGAATTCTCATGTCTTTATATACATCATAATCCTGCACACCTTCAACTAACTCAATATAACCCTTTACAGCATTATTTGCTCCTCCAACAAATGACTCATTTGCATAAGGCTCAGCACGCCTAATCAAATACTCAAATGTCTCTCTTGGGAATGTTTGTTCTTTGCCATGAGGACCAATTCTTTTATCGACTATTGGTTCAAGTATTATATCATTATCATTAATATCTTTTATACGCTCATCATTTTCAAAATCATATGCATAATTTGCTTTTTTAAACCTTGGATCAAAAACATCTTGATATTGCAAATCATATTCTACTTCATCAATTTGACCTGCATTTTTTAATCCATAATATCTTGCAGACGTTTCACTCTTCTTAAATGTCTCACTAGGACCAGTATTTAAACCAATTAAGTTTGACATATATGATGATGCCTGATTTGCATTTATATCTTTTGAAAACTCTAATACAGCTTCCTCAAAATTTGCCCATATCTGCTTATTAGTTAATTCAACAGACATAATATCATCACCAAGACGCCTTTTAATATATAATATTATATTATCAGCATCTTCAATAAAGTGATCATCATCATCAAATACACCAAAAGGTGTTGGCTTTGTCGTATTTTTAAAATATAAAGCCATAATAAATAACTCCTGGTTTTACATTTATATATATGTAAATTCCAAGAACTATTTATCTAATTATACAATAATATATTTTACATATGCAACAACAGATCCTGCATCAGATGCAGCTGCTGCACCTTGTACAAATGTTGCATGTAATGTTCTTGCTGTTGATGAATATAAAACTGATGCATCTGCAAAATCAAATAAAGCAGCTCCATCAGCAACAAGTAATGTTCCACTTAAAACTGATGTTGATGCACCTACTACAACTGTTTTATTTATTGGTACAACAGTAGATGATGCTACAAGTTCAGTTCCTCCTGCAGTAGTTCCTAACTTAACACTTTTTGTAGCATTATCAGTATTAGGTTCAACAAAGCCTTCTGTTACTACAAAACCAAAGTCTGTAACAAGAGCTCCTGCAGGCATTGAAAAAGAAATGCTTGTTGATGAATTAGCTGCAAAAGGTAGAGTTGTTGCAGAAGATACAACAACGCCTTCTAAACCTTTGCTTGATAATTCAACACCTGAACCTGTTTTTTGAACTAAACCTTTTGAATCTGTAATCTCTATTTTTGGCATTTTTATTTTTCCTTTTTTATTAGATTATTAAATATTTTATAAATGCAACTACTTGTCCATCTGCAGCTGCATCACCTACTGCTTGAGTAAATCTTGCATATAATGTTCTTGCTGTTGATGAATATAAAACTGATGCTGTTACAAAGCTTCCAAATGCAGCACTTTCTACATTTGCTTCAACACCATTTAATACTGACATTGATCTACCAGCAGATATAGTTTCATTTGCTGCGGCAACTTCAGTTGATGCAACAAGTTGAGCTCCTCCTGCAGCAGTTCCTAATGTAACAGACATTGTACCGCCATTTGCACCTCCTCCAACTGCAGATTTAACTACAAAACCGAAATCTGTAACAAGAGCTCCTGCAGGCATTGAAAAAGAAATATCTGTATCATCTGGTGAAGCAGGTAGAGTTGTTGCAGAAGATACAACAACGCCTTCTAAACCTTTGCTTGATAATTCAACACCTGAACCTGTTTTTTGAACTAAACCTTTTGAATCTGTAATCTCTATTTTTGGCATAATATTAATCCTTTATTTTTTAATTAATTCTGAAACATGAAATTTATATAGTCTATTTCTATTTTCTTGTTTTTTTACAAAACAATAGTCACTTTGAATTTCATATATTTTAGATTGTGTACCTAGAGGTGTTAAAACAATATCACCAACTGAAAGCATTTGTTTTGATTTAGTAGATATTGCAGGTTCACTTTTTTGAACAATTTGATCTTCTTTTTGTTCTACAACATCGCTTTGTTGAGTAGATTCTTGTTCAACTTTTTCATGTTGTTCAGATTTATGTGCAAGTTCTTCTTGTACTTGTTCTTGTTTTTTTGCAATTTTTTTTTGTGTTTTAAAATCAGACATAACTTTCTCCAAGTATGTTCGCATGATTCCAATACACTGGCGAGTCAGTTGTTATGTTTGTATTGGGCTTGTTTTTATATATATAAAAAAAATGCAAATATTATAAAAATATAATATTTGCAAATTAAATTATTTATTATTTAAAAATATTGATTATGCAGTTTCTTGTGCAGGGCTTGTTGTTTCTGTTTCTGTTTGTTCAGTTTGTTGTTCACGAGGAACTAGTTTATCAATTGCTTCCTGTAGTGTATGTGCATCTTGTAGAGAAAAAGCACCTCTACGTTGTGCTACTTGTGTTGCTGATAGTAGAATATTAACTGCTTGTACTTGTTCTGGTGTTAGTTGCATGATTTACCTTTCTTGTAATTTTTTTTATATTATAAAAAAGGCATTTTAATTGTATAATTTTATTAGTGTCTATTTCTATCTCTATTATATTCAACTTCTAATAATGTAAGTTTTGTATCAATTTTTGCAAGTGCAACTTTTATTTCTTGAACACTAGTTAATAATTGTGAAAGAGTATGTTCAGATTGTTCAGATCTAGATTCTAAACTATTAACTCTAGCTTTTAAATTTGCCATTTCTTCAGCGTGATGTTTTGAATCTTTAACGAATGTATATAGAAATCCAACAAACGCAAATATTGAACCTAATGATAATACCATATTTGTTTCCATAATATTAGCCTTATATTTTATAATTTATTATTTAATAGTAAATATTATAAAAAATATCTATTTTAAAATTAAATATGTTATTGATCCTAAAAAAAGAACTGCAGAACCTCCTGCTAAATATTTATATAAAATTACTTCATTATTTAATGATTTTATATTATTTTTTAAATTTTTATTGTTTTCTAACAAATCTTTGTTTTTAATAAATAACTCTTCAAGTGATTGTTTTAATTTTATTTTCTGTGATTCACAAACATCAAAAATCATTTTTATTCTTTCTTTTGCATAATCTCTTTCAGATAAAATTAAATCATTGCACTCTTTGTTTTGTGAAATAATATGTGATTTTAAAACTGAATAATCAAATAGATCAATGCATACAGAATCAATAGAAAATTTATGTTTTTCATTTTCTTTTAAAAATAAAGTTTTTATTTCATAATCTTCTACACATAAATCTGAATTACAATCAAAAGATACTTCATTTAATTTTGTATCAAATAATTCTTGTTCTCCAAAAGGTTTTAAATCATTGTTAAATGTTTGTTGTGCAAAAGAACATTTTGGCAATAAAAACATAATAGACATTATAAAAATAATTGTTTTTTTCTTTAAATTTTTCAT